TTGGTGCCTTGGCGTTCTCTAACGCTGATGCTGGTGCCGTCTGGTTCGCTCCTGCTGGATTCAACCGAGGTGGTATCCGACAACTTGGTGGACCTCTTGGTCCTCAGTGTGTAGGAACTTGGGAGCACCTAACAAAAGATAATCGTGATGACCTTTACGCTGAAAACATTAACCCAATTGCAAGATTCCCTGCAATCAATGAGATTGTTATCTTTGGTCAAAAAACACTTCAACAAACACCATCTGCTTTGGACCGCATCAACGTTCGTCGTTTGATGATCTTCCTTAAGAAAGCGATTGGTAGAATTGCTGATACTATTCTCTTTGACCAAAATGTTAACACAACTTGGCTAAGGTTTAAAAACGAGGCAGACCAAGTCCTCGGTTCTGTACAGACTCGACTTGGTGTTACTGAATACAAGATTGTTCTTGACAAATCAACAACAACCGCAGACTATATTGATCGCAACATTCTTTATGCAAAGATCTTTGTTAAGCCTGCTAGAGCGATTGAATTTATTGTTGTGGACTTTGTTATTACAAGAACTGGAGTAGAATTTTAATTCGCTGACTAATTAAGTTAAATAGGAGAAACTAACACATGTCATTTTGGACTTCCACAGCACTAGAGCCTAAGAGGCAATTTAGATTTAGACTGACTATTACAGCAGTCGATCAAGCGGCCATTTGGTTCGCTAAAAAAGTTACAGTTCCAGCTTTCACAGTTGGCGAGGTTAAACATTCATTCGTTGATAAAACTTTTTATTATCCCGGAAGAGTTGAATGGAACACTATTGAAGCCACTTTGGTTGACCCTGTTAACCCAGACGCCGTTGGTATGACTAATGAAATGCTAGCAAAATCTGGATATTTTGTCCCTTCAAGTGCAGCAGCAAATGGTGCATGGGGTTCAATTTCTAAAGCAGAAGCAGTCCAAGACGGTATTCAAGGTGTAACAATTGAAGCAATTGACCAGTCAGGAGAACCTGTTGAAGTGTGGACTCTTCAGAATCCTTTTATTAAGTCTGTAAAATACGGTGACCTGTCTTATGACAGTGATGAGTTGAGAGAAATCTCTATTGAATTCCGTTATGACTGGGCTGAATGTGAAATTCTTTCTGAAGGTGGTGGAATATACAATGATGAAGTTGGTACTAAAGCAGATCGATATCAAGGTCCATCAGGCGGCGGAAGTAACGGTACGCCCATCTAGGAGTGAATAATGTCTTTTTGGTCAAGACCATCTTTGCAACCAGCAAGACAACACCGGTTTCGCATTGTCTTCACTAAGACGCGAGAAAGATTAGAGTCAGAAGCCACAAGGGAGCTAGAAAGCGATCTTGCAAGTGGCGAAAGCGTTATCCTTGATTTCGGCTCAGATGAAAATCGAGATTCTGTGCAGATACAAAAAGATCTTTTGATTCAACAGGCTGCTAATTCTCTGGCTCCAAGTGATTATTGGTGGTGGGCTAAGTCTTGTACACTACCGTCATTTGAAGTGGGACAATTTGAATACCAATTGGTCAACTTTAAGTTTAAGTATCCCGGTATGCTTGTTTGGAATGACGTTACAATAACACTGGTTGAAGTTGGAGACAAGGCAAAAGAAATTCTTAGTATCTTATCCGATGCTGGATATGCTTGTCCGGGCTCTGAGTGCGGCAGTGGTATTGAAAAGAGTGGATTCTCCAGACAAGGACAGTTAAAAATTCAACAAGTAAACTCTACCGGCAATGCAGACAGAACTTGGGACTTAAGAAATTGGTTTATCAAAGGTGTTAGGTTCGGAGAACAAAATTATGAGTCTGATGACTTTGTCTCCATTGAGATGACTGTTGGTTATGACTGTGCTATTTTGGAATAAAAAATAAAAAAAACTATTTAACAATAAAGAGGTGTAAATTGAGTAGAAATAATGAGTTGAGAACTGGTGCCCAAAATACCAGTGACTCCCCCGCTGCTGTTGAAGCAGCATCCCCACAGGAGGAAGCAGTTTCCAGAAGCCCTTTGGACTTTGTAACTCCAACAAACTTTGTATCATTACCGTCCAAAGGTAAAGGATACGCAGAGAGTCACCCACTATATAACAAAGAGGTGATTGAGATTAAATTTATGACAGCCAAGGAAGAGGATATTCTAACCTCTAGGGCTCTTTTAAAAAAGAATCTTGCAATTGAGCGGTTTCTTCAAAGTGTAATCTTGGACAAAAAAATTAATGTCAAAGACATGCTTGTTGGAGATAGAAATGCTGTTTTAGTTGCGGCAAGAGCTTCTGGCTATGGAGAGACCTATGATTCGAATGTAACTTGTCCTGCTTGTGGCGAGAAGTCTAATTTAGCTTTTGACTTAGAAAATCCAAAAATTCATGAGGGAGAAATGCCTCCTTTCGTTGAGGTAGAAGAAACTGAGCGTGGAACATATATCATGTCCCTACCAGCGTCTAAATTCTCTGTTGAGATTAGACTAATGACTGGAGAGGATGAAAACTATATTGCACACATGTTGCAGTCAAGCAAGAAAAACAACATGCCTGAAAACAATATGTCTGAACAATATAAAAGAATGATTGTGTCAATTGAAGGATATACAGATAAAAAAGTTATTAATCATTTTATTAAAAATGGACCCGCTAAAGATCTAAGGCTTATCCGCTCTGTGTATAAGCACATTTCACCAGACGTCAAAGTTGTGTCTGATTTTTGCTGCCCGTCCTGTGGCCATGAACAGGAACTGGAGGTCAGCTTCGGGGCTGACTTTTTTTGGCCTGACCGATAAGTATATGGAGACTGTTTACGAACAGTTTTTCTTACTTAAACACCATGGTGGTTGGTCTTTTATAGAAGCGTATAATTTACCAATTGGACTTAGACAGTGGTTCTTGAAAAGATTACAAAAACAATTTGAAGATGAAAAGAAACAAATAGAATCTTCTAAGAGATCTTCAAGATAATTAATGCCCGAAAGGGCATTTTTATTATTAAACTAATTAGTGTATACGAGGTGCAAAAAAATGATTATCGATTTTACAAAAGAAAAGGAAATGCTGTCTGAGGATTATCTTCGAGCAGTAGGTGAATGGTCTAAGTGGTTACTTAATCGAATGTTCGGAGACGACACAAAAATGGTTGGAACCATGACCCCCACACAAGCCATGTCTTTTTTAGGAGAAGAAGACGGGGGCTGTGGAACAGAGCCACCCAAACAAGATTTTGTAATCAGAGGCAAATATAGAGACGTAAAATCTTATGCCCAAGCACTAGGTAAAGAAAAGGATTATATTATTTCTGCCGCACAGCACGGGGAAGATCACCCAATAACTGTAAAAGCAAAAGCAGAACTAGACCAAGCCACAAACCATTTTGAAAGACTAACTGGTGTCATGTGGCCTTTTAAATAGGAGATATGACAAATGGCAATTGGTGGCGATGCACAAGCAATTATTGACGCAATTAATGCACTCAAATCTGAAACTACAGGCAAAGAAAGTAAATCTGGTGGTCTAAAGGCACCCGGAGCAAAGCGTGAAGGCGAATCTGCCGAAGATTTTGACAAGCGCATGCAAAATTATGCAAAGCTATTAGAGTTGGAGATGAAATCCAGCAAAGCAAAGGCTGAAAATCTACGTCTTGATTTCCAACTGTCTAGTGCAATGCTTGACCGTGAAGAAAAGATGAAAAATCTTCTTGCACTTGACCAACAAAAGCAAGAGATAGAAAAACAACTCTTAGAAGCCGCCAATGACTTGGCAGACGAAACAAGACAGAAGCTTGAGGACGAACTGGGCCTTATAGACGAGGTTTTGGAAAAAAACCAAGACTTACTAGAGGGTTATAAAAATCTAACAGAAGCTCAAAAGAAAGCAATGAAAATGGGAGCCGATGCTGCTGATAAGTTAGCAAATAAATTTGGTTTAACTACAAAAGCCAGTAAAACCATGACAGGGCAGATGATGGAATTTACCAATGTCATGAAAGAGGCTGGAGCATCAGGCCAGTTTATGAAAAGTTTTGGCGCTGGAATGCTTAACTTACCACTAAGTTTGCTTGATAGTGTCGTGAAGACCATGATTGACATGATATTTGCTCTCGACAATGCCCAGACATCTTTCAACAAAGCAACAGCTTTTGCTGGTGCCTATGACGACGAAATTGGACAACTTTCTGAAAGCCACTTACACCTTGGAATCGCTGCAAAGGAAGCCGGTGATGCATATCTTAATTTGTCTAATAAGTTTGCTGATTTTGCTGTTATCTCTAGAGACCAACGAACAGAGTTATCTTTGGCTGTCGCTTCGATGGAGCAATTGGGAGTTGCTGGAGAAACTACTGCTGGAATAATGGACTATTTCAACAAAGTTGGCGGAACCACCGTAGATAATGTTGCCGACATGGCAGAAAAGTTTTTAATGTCAGGCACTGCCATTGGAATTTCTGCGTCAAAGATGGGTAAAGACTTTATGGCTTCCTTGCCAAAGTTAGCAGTTTATGGTAATCGCGCTGAAGAGATATTTATGG